GGAATATAATATGGTGATGGTGCAATTTTTGCATTAAGTGGTATACCTTTGATTACCGCATTATAATGAACATTTGAATCCAAAGCATCTACTCCATAACCAAGAGAAGATCTGCCAGTTGACCCATATTGGCTGCCACCGTCCTTGGTGCCACCGTCCCCACCACGAGATGTATTTGCTGTTCTCACATAGAAGAAATTATCATAGTATGATGATCCAGTATCCGCGAATGCACCTTTGTACCTAGTCAGAAAATCACCTACGCTATTAAAATTGCTATAACCCCATAATGCAGATCTCTTAGCGGCCCGCGGGCCCATAAATGTCTGAAAATCAATTGTACAACTAGTACTATCACCAGAACCACCTGGTTCAATTAGAGTAAGTCCACCGAGATAAAGGTGATCATAATCCCATAGAGACGATGTGAAATTATGCAAAAAGAATGTTGCGTAATTATTATCAGAGATCTTTGTAGAAGATCTTGTGTGTTGAGTATAGTTAAAAACTACAAAATTCGTATCTAGTCCTGACTTAAATATATTCAGTTGAAGTGGTTTATCAGTTCCTCCAGAAACTGTGATATTAGTTAATTGCTGGGCGTGGCCACCGGCGTCGGAACTTGAATCGGTAATCTTCGTGCCGTAACCGCCGCTGTATGAACCGCTTTGGGTACCTCCATCAAGGAAAGCACTTCCTCTCCAACTATTTGCATATCCATGCTTTTTGTCAGCAGTGTCATCTGTATTTGTCGGGTGAAATGATGAACCATCATATATTTTGATCTGAGTCTCAGATGTAGCTTTAAAACCAGTATAGGTATCGCCAAATCTTTTATTATTTTCAATCACACGACGAGCAACACCCCATGGATAAGTACCGTTAGTATCTTTATCAAACCAGGTAGATGCACTTCCAAATGTGCTGGGTGTTGCTCCACCAATCACATTAGCATTAAATGTTATATCTGTAGCATCATTATCAGAACCTCCAATATCAGCAGCTGATATTGTTAATGCCTCATTTTCAGCATATCCACTTCCTGGACGATTTACAAATACATTTGTAATGGAACCACCACCAGATCTTGCTACCATAAAAGACGCTCCTGAACCAGATCCCTCAGTTTCGGCAAAGCAATCTTGAAAAGTAGTGCTACCAAAAGAAGCAGCGGTACCGCCACCAGTGTATGAATCAATATTCTTAACTAGTCCAGAAATTGCTGCACCATGAATTCCTGCCCAAGACAGTGCAGACTGTAGTTGGTCAATTAGATCTTCTTTGTTGTAAAATGGTGCTGATCCTGAAGATTCACCACCAGCAGAATAGTGGAACGTAGTAATTGCCATTTTTTCTTATGCCTCCAGTTGAAGAAGTGTTAAAGTTGCTGTAATTGTTTGTGTTGAACCAGATAAGTTAGTCACTGCAGCATAAATTGTAGTTGTTACAGTACTTTCAAGGTTTCCACCAATAACAAAGGGAGATATAGTTTTCGTTTCGGACCCAGTTGTAACGACCTCGGCAATAACACCACTGCCTGGTGTTGGATCTTCACCTACACTTCTAGAAGCATCACTTGTTCTAGACGCACCATCTGTATATAGTCTTATCCATGCTGCTGCACTCAACTGAACTTTCATAAGTGCATAAGTCTTAAATCCAGTAATAGTAATGTTATCTGTTGCATTATCTGCAATAGATGCAGTTGTTTGTGCTGCTGTGGATCTAGATTGTAACGAATCTCCGCCGCCATCGCCATCGCCGCCACCACCGTCAGTGGCAACAGTAGAAATACCGGTGATTTTTCCGGTAGAATCAACAGTAATGACTGGAGTAGCATTTGATGCACCATAACTTCCCTCAGAAGCACCGGTCAGTCCAGTGAGTGCAGAACCATCTAATGCAGGCAATGCACCTGAAAGTTTTGATGAAGAAACTGTTGATAATAATGCATCGGTAACTATACCTGTAAGATTTCCAGCAGGAATACTTGTTAGATTCTCAGCAGATATAGCAGGTAATGTTTCTGGAAATCTTGCATTAGGAATGGTTCCTGCTCCAAGATTAGATGCATCTAAATCTGTAAGGTTTTCACCATTTATTGTTGGTAAAGTTACTGGAAATCTTGCACTCGGAATTGTTCCTGATGCTAACTCTGAGGCATCTAAATTTGTTACTTGTGTGCCGTTTAAATTAGTTAATTTTGATCCGTTTAATATTGGTAAAGTTCCTGGAAATCTTCCTCCAGGAATTGTTCCTGACGATAAATTATCTGCATTTAAATTGGTTAAGTTGGCACCTGATCCGGAGAATAAACCTGCCTGAATTGTTCCGCTTGATAATATAATACTTCCACTTCCGACTATATCAAAACCTGCAAGATTTAAGTTCCCACCTAGGTTTGGATTAGTGTCACTTGCAACTAGAAAGTCGGTTGCAATTCCAGTCAACCCAGAACCGTTACCGACAAATTCTGATGCAGTAACGACTCCAGCAGAAATATTCCTCAGAGTTGTGATTCCAAGGACTTCTAATTGATTTAAAACAAGTCCCGTAACAGTTGATGCAAATGATATAGTTAAATCAGTATCATTGATTGTTACGAGACTTGCTAATTGCGATAATTCTCTATTTGCTATCGGCACTGCAGTCTCTTATAGCGTCTATCTTTGTTATTTATAACGTGATCAAGATTAACCTTGTTTCACAATAATAAACTCACATTCAGCTGCTAGCATTGTACAACTATCACCTTGAATATTATCTCCGTATTGTGAGATTCCAATACGATCATTTGCTACCAGGTTTAAAAATGTATGAACATTAAGATTAGATTTTCCGTATAATGAACCACGATTATAATCATAAGATGCAGTTGATGTTATCTCGGTTCCATTTTTAGTAACAAATGCTCTAACGGTATTTCGGCTTGATGTTGATCCGTTGTTATAAACCATATTGGCCTGAATACTGTACCAACCAGCTTTTGTGACTGTTACTACACCAACATTATTGCTGACTGTAAAATGATCAGAATCATTAGTTTCTGAAAGATTAAAGTTAACTGTAGGTGGACTTGAAGAATCTGTTTCAGTTACTGCTGCAGAAACATCGGTCTTACGATGACACACCGGAATATCGCGCTCAACATTACCTTTAATGTAAACATCACCACTTCCATAAACTCTCATGACAGAGTTAGAGTTTAATGGTGCAAAACTTAGTATGTTGCTGGTTCCGTCTGGATTAGCATTACTTCTAATATCCAGTAGTTCTTCGTCTGCATCGCCATCACCGGCAATAATAACAACCTGATTGTCTGCTGCTTCATCTTCTTTACAGAAAATTGCTACTGGATCAGCGTTTTGTCCGTCACCAAATGCAATCATAGCAACAGATGATCCACCACCAACAACCAAATTGGGATGACCAGCAGCATTACCATCAGCATCAGTTGATGGATATGTCATGCCACTATAGAGTTGTGCCGTGTCACCAATGGAAACTCTATCCATAAATTCTATGGATTTTTGGAATACTTGAGCATTAGATCCATTGAGTGATGCAAAATAAGTCCAGTCATAGAATGTGCCCGAATCTTTGCGTCTGACTGCTAGTTTTCCAGAACCATTGTTTCCAAAGGCAAGTTGAATTGCCTGATTGTTATCAGTAATTTGTTGAACAATAGCATAATCAAATGGTGAATTTGCTGGTTGAGTGGAACCAGTTCCCCACTTATAGAATCCATCAGAAACACTATTTAAGTCGGAACCAGAATCAAGTGCTACGGCAGTTACTTTAGTTGGTGAAAGATCCGCAAGCTGCACAGAGTCCAGAGTATCAGCATCTAGACTGGAACCGGCGCCATCATTGCCTGCGTGCCAGATAACGTTGCCGCTTACAGATGGATTGCCTTTGAAATCACCATAACCATTGCCAGCATCAAACTCTAGACGGTTTGTTCCCTCATAAAATACTCTTAAACCACCTGTTCCATTGAAAAATTCAAATCCATTCATAAATTGTGAAGGATCCATACCGAAGTAATAGTCTCCGCTACTTCCCTGTCCACTAATTTGAAGTCCATAATTATCGCCAGCAAAATAGGCAATGGTTGCTGTTGATACACCACTAGGATTATTTCTTACATATAATGCTTTTTGTGCGACATCATTACGCTCAATATGTGCAGCACCTTGTAGAGTTACTGTTTGACCAATTCCAAGATGCATGTTTTGATCAATTATAATCTCAAAGTCTTCTAATGTTTCATGTCCATAGAAAACAGGAAGACCCCCACTCGCAACGTGAATTAATGCTTCTCCTCTTGGGCTCACTGAGTCCTCAGTCATATACACTCCACCAAGTATATCAACACCAGAATCAATGGTTTCAAGTCTATTAGATCCATTATAGTAGAGTACAACACCACCATCCTGACGACATTCAAGAATAGTAGTATCATCACCATCAGAAATGTTTAGTGCATCGTCAGAATTACCATCAACAAAGATTGAGAAGTAATCACTACTATTCTTAATTTGAACACCTACATCTCTATCTTGAGTTGTCTCAACTAGAAGAGTATCTCTTGCTCCGTTATTAAATGTGTTTTTAATATGAAGAACCTTACCCTGGAGGCTGCCATCGCGATCATTACGAGTCATGGTGGTTACACCAGTGAACTGAACACCTCCATTAACATCAAGTGTTGCTATTGGTGATATTGTGCCAATTCCAACAGATCCAATACCCGTGATTGTTAAACGATCGTCTAAAGAACCATCTACTGGTTTTGTTTTAAAGCGAAGTTGTCCTCCATTTCCGCCATTAGTTCTTGCTTCAATAGTAGAACTATTTGATGTTGAACCATCATTAGCATCATAGTTTTCAAATTCAATTTTTGCAAAAGCAGATTCGTTAGATCTTGCACCTTCAATTTTTAAAATCCTGGTTAGAGAACTAGACGTGCCTGGTCCCCTTTTAAGAGAAATATCACCAGCAACAGTAAGTTCTTCACTTGATAAGGTTGGATCTGTTCCAATGCCAAGATAACCTCCGGTTGCAACAGAATTAAGATAGATATTACCACCATCAATTCTTAGATCTTTTGCTTCAAATTTGTTTGGAATAGGTGCTTGATAAATGTAGATACTTGATACACCATAAGAGTCTCCAGTACCAGTACTAGTTCCCGTAAACTTAATCTTGAAAGTTGATGATCCAACAAATCTTGAGATATCAATAACTACTTTACGCCATGTGGTATCTGCAGTACTATCTGCACCAGAAACATTTCCATCACCATCTTCAAAAACTTGAGCCATCAACTCATATGTACTTCCATCATCCCTAGAACAATGTATTTCTAATCTTTCAGCGGAACTATCATTGGATTGTGCCGCACATAATACCATCATGTAGTATCTACTGTCAGCAGTAGAGTTTTTACCACCAGATGTAAGACTAGATCCATCTAGATTGCTAATACCAGTCAAATGATCATTAACATGATATGTTGATAAATCAATCGTGGGTGATATAAATGATGGATTATCCCCACTAGCACCATGGAAAATTATGTAGTTGTGATTATCTGTGAGTTGAACATCATCAACCTGAGTATATGGATTAGCAGAAGTAGCAGGCGTTTCAAATGTAAATCCGGTTCCTGAGGCAACCCATGTTCCAAAATTGTGTCCGGTTGTTGTATTGATGCCACCACTCCATGTTTCTCTGAGGAGAATCATGTCGGTAAATGGAAGTGTTGATGTAACTTCACCAAATACATCAACTTTAGACTTAGGAACCGTGGTTCCGATACCAACTGAACCATCAGAAGTTATACGAACTCTTTCGGATCTTCGATCAGTTCTATCACCAGATGGTTGAGTAGACCAACTCCAATAAGAACCTCCATCACTTTCAATGCTACCAACTTGGTTTGCAATCGCAGCACCAGTTTCATTCACAGCATCAATGAATATACCTCTTGTCTGTGATGCAGATGAATCAGTTGTTTGTAACTGTAGTCCTTGATAATTACCACCAGAACCTTCTAATCTCAGACCAATTCCATCAAAGTTCTTAATTGTAACTAGTCCAGTTGATCCTATACGAAGTCTTTCACCACTATTGAGATTGTTCTCAGAAGAAGTTCTGAATATAATTTGACCATCATCTTTATTAGTGGTATCAGTTCCTGTTGTTAGAGCAATTTCTGCAACTGGTGTTCCGTTCCAATGTCCTTCAATTGCCAATAAGTGAGCATCCGCACCAGTTCTATTACAATCAGAAGTTATCTGTGCATAATGATTTTCTGCTGTTTTGAATGTTAATCCTTTTCCATTAGTATGAAGGATTTGTAAGTGGTCAGATGGATTATCAGTTCCGATGCCGACGTTGCCTTCTTTATCGATTAAAAGTGCAAGACTATTATTGGAGTCATTTGCTGCTGCTTCAAAATCTGCATGAGTATTATTAGAATCATAAGTATCAAATCTAATATTTGCCCCAACAATTCTGACCCTATCTGGTCCTGCACTTGCAGCAGAATCATTATCTTTTAATATAAGAAGTTCTGAATCTTCAGTACCATCATAAATTCTCTCTCCAATATAGGAGTGGAAACCCCTGGTAGCCGAAGGCAAATCACCAGTAGTTCCTTGGAATGCGATGTAATTTGATGATGCAGAACCACCTACAACTAAATTTCCACGAACATCCAGTTTTTCTGCTGGATCATCAGTTCCGATGCCGACGTTGCCTTCTTTTGTTATACGGACTTTCTCTGTAGCATTTGTATAACCGGCTGTAGTACCTGTGTAAAATCTTATGCCTCCACCAACAGAATTTGCTGAGCTTGCCAGTACTAAAGAATTACCACTTGATGTGGAGTAGATTGCGTTTTGATCTGTCCCGCCATCTTGTCTAAACAAGATCCTAGGGTTATCTTCCTCGTTGTTGTTATCAGTATCTGATTCTAGTATTAACTCGCAATCACCTGAAGTCCCAGAAGAAATATGTAGTTTTCCTTGTGGATTAGTCGTGCCGATACCCATTGATCCAACACCAGTTATGCGGAGTAAATGTTCTCCACCCTGTCGGAATACAAAGTCTCCATTTCCAAGAGTTCTGATCTCATTAGATTGACTATTTTGTCTATTAAAAATCTTAATCTGACCAACAATTCCATCTCCAGGGTTTCTGTGACCATTAAGAACTATATCTGATGTAGAAAAATCACCTTCATTGGTAATACTTAATCCAATACCAGATCCATATGTTATACGAACGTCATCACGGAATGTAGAAACTCCAGTTACAACTAAACCACCAGCAGTAACTCTTAACCCACTTCTGGCAGTAGCAATACCAAGAGAATCTACATTAGTTACATCTTCATAAGTTAATGTTCCAGCAATAGAAACATTACCACTAATGTCCAATGAAGAAGCAGTTAGAATACCTGTAACAACAGCATCAGCAGCGACTGTTCCGGTTACAGTTATACCAGTTGAAGTGGTTACAATTTTTTCAGAGTTATCGTAGAAGAGCGTTACTGCGCCATTTTGAGTAAAAGTAGCAAGCTGTTCATCATCAGCTGCGTTTCTTATCCTAACGTCGCTAGCTAAGATCCTTAATGCTCCAGTTCCTTGATCAGAAATATAACTTATAGAACCAGTATGATAAATCTGCAAGTCATCGCCAGCGCCAAAATTGGCAATCTCGTTATCCCCCAAACTTATCCCACCAACTGTAGCAACTCCAGTAACATTAAGTGATCCTGCTACATCAAGTTTTGCTCCGGGAGAAGCGGAACCAATACCAAGACCAGTATTGGTGAGACGCATCTTTTCGTCTCCTGCACCAGTGCCATCAATATCAAATCTAATATATGAATCTGCATTTGTGTCAAGTAAATCTGCGGTAAATCTAAAATTACCGTCAATATTTCTAATTCTTACCTGCCCATCACTATCATATAAATCTAAGTTCGCACCAGCACCTCTAGAGGTAAAGATTCCTAGAGTATTTGCGGAATTGGATAGGACATGCAAAAATGCCTCGGGGGTATCAGTATTGATACCCACCTTCTCGGCATTGACAATTGATATATCACCAGTAGAATCGTTTACCGAGACATTGCGTCCAAATTGTCCTAACTCTAGATTCTTAGTCACGTCAGTTACTTATCTCTTTGTTAAATTATTTATTTTGATTAATCAGAGATAGAAGTTGTTCCATGAAGAACCATCCCATCCTTGATGCTTACCGACTGTTGTATTGAATAGAATCGCGCCAGCAGTTGTAGATGCAACACCATCTCTTTGTGCTGTTGTCATTCTAGGTACGATGAAGAACTTATCAGTAGACTTCAGTTCCAGAATTGCGTCAGCAGCAGGAGTGTGAGTTCCTACACCTACGCTGTATCCTGTTCCGATTCCGAGGATGTTATTATCACCAAGTAGTGATACATCTCCTTCAGAAACAAATGCCGCAGCAGTTACGATACCAATCAGATCAAGTGATGCATTTGTATCAACCGAAAGTGCAGTTGTTGCTGTGGTTGCGGTTCCTGTGAGATCACCTGTGACATTACCTGTAAGATCGCCAGTTATGTTTGATGTAATAGTTGCAGGCAATCTAGCATCATCAATTGTTCCAGTCAGTTCTCCTGCAGGGATGCTTACAAGACCAGAACCAGAACCAGTGAATGATGATGCAGTTACAACACCAATGACACTAGCGCCGATAGAGACATTCAGTTGAGTAATTGATGTAATTCCTAGAGAGGAAATGCCAGATACTGTGAGATCGCTAGTAAGGGTAAGATTGGATCCAGTTGCACTTGCCCCGAGTGTGTTAGCAGTAGACGCAGTACCTGCTAGATCGCCCGTAAATGACGCTGCAGTGATGATTCCGGAGGTATTGACACTTCCATTGGTAGTGAGTGCCAGAGCGACCTGTGCGATGCTTGCAGTGCCGAATACGTTGCCAATTAGAGCACCACTGAAGGTCGTAGCAGTGATAATTCCACTTGTGTTGACACTTGCAGTAGAATTTAGACTATTTGCAACCGTAGCAGTAGAAGCAACACCCGTAAGATCACCGATAAATGTTGCAGTAATAATACCAGTGGTATTAATGTTTGCATTAGATGTCAGGGAAAGTGCTTCAGTTGCAGTAGATGCAGTACCTGTAAGAGTTCCCGTTACTGTCAGGTTTGTAACTCTAGATGTGGTTGCAAACAGCGATCCCGAAGTAATAATGCCAGTTGTATTGATGTTAGCATTATTGGTGAATCCAAGAGCAACTCTTGCCTCGTTTGCATGTGTTGCAGTTCCAATAAAGGATCCTGCAGTGATAATACCTGTAGTATTGATAGATCCGTCACCAGTAAATCCAAGAGCGACGGTTGCAACCTCAGCAGATGTTGCACTAGAGATAGTACCAACAAATGTGTTTGCAGTAACAATACCAGTAGGAATGTTCAGTGACGTTGATGTTAATACATCCGATCCATTGATTGCAAGACTACTCTCCGTAATACTGAGAGAACTTCCAACCCGTATAATATTACTTTCAATCGTGAGACCCGATCCAACAAGAACCTGATTTCTAATACCATCAATAACAACACTGTCCGGACCAACAGTCAGAACACCAGTAATTCTAGCGTCAGCATTGACCCAGAGTTGAGTTCCTGCTGCACCTACATTTCCAACCTCGAGTTTGTATCTTGGATAAGTTGTGCCAATACCAACATTAGATAGTGTGTAAACACCTGTAGCATTTCTCTGCCAATCTTCTGCTAACTTAGGAGCATATGTAATTAGTTCTACTTCATCACCAGATCTCAGTGCTTTGTGTAGAGTAATTACTATACCGCTTGTATCGGTATAATGATGCTTTCTAATCAGTTTAACACCATTAATGAATACATCAATTAGACCCTCAGTGTAGATTGCTGGGAACTCAGTTTGTCCCTCATATGCGGTAAACTTACTATCAGATCTTCTCTCCTGAGAACCATCTTTATTATATTCAACAATTTCAATAGTCTCATCATCAAATAGGGATGCAACGTTAAATTCAATTGTGAGTGTTGAATCTGATTCATCCTTCGTATACTGAGAAGGAATTAACTTAACACCATTGTTATATACTTCAATATAACCAGAAGAGTCGGTTACAGGAATAACGTTTCTGTTATCTGTAATTGTGTGGGAGGTGATGATTCCAGTTCTTGCTGTAGTGGCAATACCAATAATCTCAACAATATCTCTATTTCCCGCTCCAACGTCTAATTGAATTGTATTACCAGCACCGACTACGGAATATTCGTCAGGTGATAGAAGAACTCCATTAACATAAACATCATTATCAGGCACAGCAGTTGGAATACCGACAGTAAAGTTGATTTGACCTGCTCCTGCAATTACTGTCGTAACACCAGTTCTTGTATAATCAGCATATTCAAAGATCTCAATAGTATCTCCTGATGTAAAGTCTTGATCAAACAATGCATAATTGTCTGGTGCAAAGGTATTGTACTCACTTTTACTGAGTTTGATACCATCAAGGAATACTATATTTTCTCCATCATGATTGGTAATATCAAATACGTTTTTAAGTGCGTTACCAGTCTCATCAAAAACATTGCTTGCTGTAGTTGCAAGTCCAACGACAGTAACAACGTCATCATTTAAGGATCCTACGGTCAGTTGGATTGTGTTACCGGTCCCAATTGAATTGAATTCTGATGGTGCAAGTTTTACACCATTGACATATACTTCATTGTTTGTGACACCCGTTCCAATACCAGCAATGTTAGTTACACCAATACCAGTAAGTGATGTACTGACACCAGTTATTGCATATGAAGCATACTTAAGAATATCAACACTATCGTTTGCATAAGTTCCTTTGGTTAGGACAACTGTCGTTCCAACACCAACGGCATTACCTAGACTATCTGCAATAGTAAATTCATTGTGATGTAGTCTTACGCCATTAACAAATACTTCAGAGTTTGCTGCTGTGATGTCTTCATCTGTATAGAAGACTGTTTGACCTGCACCAGCAGTGATAGTAGCAACACCAGTCTTTGCATTATTATATGAAATAATATTAACTTGTGACTCATTATGTGGAGCAAGTGTAATTTGAATAACTGATCCAATACCAGAGTAACCACCTTGTGAAGGTGCTAACTTAATACCATTGACAATTACGTCATAATCAAATAGTTCTTTAGTTAGATCAATGATGGAAATACCAGCACCAACAATGACTGTTGTAAGACCTACTTTATCTTTATTCCTGTAGCTCTTTGCATCAATTTTATCAATATTGTTAGTAATCTGATTGATTCTTACAATATCACCGAATGATAGGAAGTAATCTTCTACCTCAGAATACTTAATACCGTTGATATAAACATCAAGAGGTTTAGAATCTGTTTGACTTCCAATTCCAATTGGGAAGTAGTATGTATCTAATCCTCTTGTTGTTGTTTGAGATGAGGATACACGGACACCTTCTGGATATCCAATGATTTCAATTTCATCACCAATAAAGGTTGACTGTTGTAATTGAATCTCATTTCTATTAGGAACATTATATGTAATTACCTCTGGTAACTGCTTAACACCATTGATGAATAGATCAGTGTTACTTCTATTATTGGTAGTAGCAATACCTACGTGTGAGAATGTGGTCTGAGCAGCACCAACATCAATATAACCAATCTGTCTTCTTACGTCTTTAGTCTCTACGAAACCTTTTCTTGGTGGAATAAGAACTGTTGCTGAGTTAGAACTACCAACAAATTCTAGATCACTTCCTTGGAACTCTAGAACCTTAATATTACCTATGTCACCATGGATATTTCCATTACCCTTAATAGTTAAACTCTGGAATGCCAGGTTTGGTCCAGCAGTTACACCAAATCCAACCAGTTGGAGAATATCTCCTTTATCTGCTCCAACGTTTAAAAATACTTTTGAACCACCATCAGAGTAGAACTGACTATCTGGCAGTTTTACACCGTTTAAGTAAACGTCTATACCAGCTGGATCATGAACAAAGTTAAACTCAGTTGTTCCTGCTGCAACGTTTGTATATGTAAAGTCTGATCTGATACCTGGAGCATACTCCCACTCCAGACCTGTACCATTGTGAACTATAAACTGTCCATCCTTACCAGTCGTGCCACCGAGACTGACTAGACTATTGACTGTTGTAATTCCAGTAAACGTTGAATCGTTGAAGGATCCAGCAAAAACTGATCCGCCAATATTAACGTTCCCACCAAAGGTAGAAATACCCGTGATATTTAAATTGTTTATTGTGGCAATACCACTAATATTAATATTGTTTATCTCTTGGGAAGATGCTGCTGAGAGTGCAATTCCCGTCAGGTTAGAACCATCACCATAGTAAGTCGTAGCTGAGACAGCACCACTGACCTGGATTTTCGCACCAATAGAAGATGTACCCAAACCAACTTGTGATCGGGATTCATTTTGGTTGAACAGATTGGGAGTTACTAACGCCGCTAAATCTCTTGCTCTTGACATGGTGAAAGTTTTTAGTTATTTATTGATTGATTATTAATTCATCAAACTTGAACTGTTTTAAGAGTTCCATCATTTTCCACAAATAAGCGATAATTGTTGCCATCACCAGCAGTAAGAATTACACCCTGAGATGTATTTACTCCGACCTTGGCGTTACCGTCTATTGTTAATCTATGAGTTGCAAATGTTGTTCCAATTCCAACGTTACCTGTTGTATGTATTCCACCACCCAGACCAGTCCAATACGAACGATCAATGGATGATATAGAGTTGGTATACGTAACTATCTCAACAGTATCTCCTGGTTGAGTTGAGAACTGAAGATTTACAGTTGAACCATTATCCGCAACATAGTCAAGATCTTTAACAAGTTTTGCACCATTATAATAAACTTCTACTGCTCCAGCATTATATTCGTAGTTGAATATTGAAGTTTGAATAGCAACTGTTGAGATATTATTCTCAAATACTACAGTAGATACACCAATAAAGACTTGTGCAACATCATTGTTTATAGTTACTATGGATACTCCAGAACCTACAAAATTTAATGTTGTCGCATTACCAACAAAACTTCCTCCTGATTCAATACCAACCGAGGAAATACCAGTATTACCACTGACATATACATTAGCAGTTGTCCCATCAACAGTTACTAGTGTTGCACCAACACCAGCAAAGTTAATAGTTGTTACGCCACCTCCAACATAAACACCACCAGATTGTATTCCAGTAGCAGCAAAAAACTCGGTCGCAAGACCTGCTTGGAGGTTTGTAATTGTTGTTAACCCAGTTAGGTTAACATCTCCATTTATATCAACTGATGCATTAATATCAACAAGACCTGTAAATGTTGAAGGTCCTGTTACACTAAGTGCGCTTGTGACTGTTAATATACCAGCATTTATATTTCCATCTTGTATGTAGACAGAACTGAGAGTTGAAGGACCAGTTACATTTAATCCCGCCGTAGCAGTGATCATACCAACAGAGATTTCTCCATCGGCAGCGTAAATAGATCCAAAGGTTGCAGCACCGCTTACATTAATTTGACTTAAGTCTGCAACATCAAACGATATATCGTCAGCATTAATATCGCCAGTAACTCGTAAGTCACCAATAACAGTAAGAGATGTTGTTCCGGTGCTAACACCACCGTCAACTGTGCTTATGCCCGATACGTATGTATTATGCGAAAAGGTTGATACACCAATGAAAGTAGATACCCCAGCGACTACTAAATCAGTGACACCTATTCCGCCATTTACATGGAAGTCATAAATTGGTTCAGTAAGTAAGATACCTACTCTGCGGTTTTGGTCATCCGCAAAGATAAGATCAGTACTGACCTCTAAACCATTCTTGACTACGAAATTTTTATTGATTGCCATTAGTACTCCTGAGGTTCACTATCCCCCCCTCTGTATATTTATGGATTTAAAATTTCTATAATATATTAATTATCAATTTGTCCAAATGCCTTCCACTCACTAGTAGTGGTGTAAACCCATCCAATAAAGTCTCCATTTTCTGGTGATGCATTAAATACAACGTCACCAACTGTTCCTGCAGATACAGGTGTTGAGATTCCAACTGTATATTTTCTAGATACGGTTTGATCTCCTTGAATAAACATTGAGGAGACCTCAACACCCTTCGTTGATGTAGAAGTAATTTTCTCATTAAAAACAACTGGTCCATCAAACTCCGACAAAACATTATTATCAGGACCACCCTCAACTCTAATTGATCGGGTAATATTTGCTTCAAGTGGAGTCAAAACATCAAAACCAACACTAACATCACCTTCTGTTAAATCTTGACCAGTTACAGTTGGAATTGGTGCATCAACAACTTCCTCTTTACCAGTCACAGAACTTACTCTTTTGTTTCCAATATAGAATTCACCTGCATCATTCATACCGGTGTAAACTACGATACCACCATTTTGCTTGGATGATTGGGCAAGGAATTTTTCTTTGATTGAAAGTGATCTATCTTGCTTAGATGGAATTGCTGTGGAGTAGTTTCCTGGACCAAAACCAACATATTCAAATGTATGTCCAGATGCACGAATGAATGAGTTTCTTCTGAGTTCAACTGGGAATACTCTAATTCTCTTTGCAACTGCACCATTAGAATGCCTCTGTCTTCTTGTTCCCAGAGAACCACGGAATACTCTTAATGAATCTCCAGGAACCACACTTCTCTTAATTCGGACAATCTCATCATCAATTAAGATATATTCCCCAATTCTAAAGTTGATATTGTCTTGATTTACAAGATTTAGATTCTCATCAGTGAGACTGGTGATTTCAGCAGATAAAGTTGTTCTTACTTCACCATATGGAGCAATCAATCTTCCTCCAATATTTTCATTTTCATTGGTAATATTTCCATCATTTGATCTGAAGTTGAGTAAATCTGAGCAAACAAAGACGTTACTTGACAATGCTGGAGTGGTTGTTCCTGTTCCAAGATTTACAGAGAATGTAGTAAGACCAACAACTTCTGTGACAACAACCCTCTGATTATATAAAGAATCTGATGCACCAGCAATTTCAATACCATTTCCAATTCTAAATCCATGTGCTGCACTAGTAGTAACAGTAGCAACACCTGTATTTTGAGTATAAGAGATAGAAGAAACTTCTAGAGATTCATCACTGTAATACGCGCTTACGAGAGAAGTTTGTATCGCACCGAGACCGTTGGTATTTAATGTATGGCATGGGATATCTTCAAATGATTTTACGTCAACTCTGGTCACATCGCCGGTAGGGACACCAACAATTCTATAGTTATTGTTATAATTATCAAAAGTCTTATCAAAGATTCCTGCAAGTGAAATAATACTATCTACATTATTATAAATTGAAGTTACACTTACAACACCAACAACGTGATTTATTGATGTTGACACACCAACAATTGCTAGAGTATTGCCAATACCATATGCACTTCCACCATCCATAATTTCAACAGCAGAAATAGTTCCTCCAGATCCTACAGTAATCTTTGCAGTAGCAAACTTACCTGTTGTTGAGTTACCAATACTTACAAGTTTTGCATTATAAAAATATTCAGTTCCCGATCCACTACCATAATTAGCACCAGCACTTACAATGCCAACCTTCTCAAGTCTGTTGAATCTATGCTCGTTCTTGAAATATAATGTATGTGAAGTTGCAGAATTAGAAACAATATCAGTAATTCCTAGTCCAACACCGACAGCAGCAAGACCTTGATCAACTGCTTGTCTAGTAATACTATTAACTGGATCATTAATTACAACATCTCCGATTGTTTCCGATAAAGCATGTACAGAAGATGACTTAGGATCTGAAGATGGGTTATCTCTATCAAGTTGTGGATAGAAATTTGCAATAGGTTGAGATAGTTTAATATTATTAAATGGAGCCACTGTAGGTTTAACACTATTTGAGATCATCAAGACATGATATACACCATCTTGTTGATTCTTGATATATTCTTTATACTGCGTTGATCTATAAATTGTAAACGTTTCTCTAAATTCTTTCTCAAGGAATCTTGGAAGATTAGTGTCTCTAATGGATGTATTACTAGTAAATGTTCCTGGATTAGTTGATATTCCTATATTAAACTGTTTTGCACTTGAAATACCAGTAACAATATATTCGCCATTGAAACCACTTTGACCAACTCCTGTTGTGTTGACAGAACTCTTAATGTTATCAAGTTTTACTAACGAACCAACTTGAAGATAGTGTGGTAATTCTGAGTCAATAGTTGCTATATTTGAGGACCAGGTAGCATTTGCAATAAAGTTAAACAGACGCAAATCTGTTGGAGAACCAAGAGTAGTCGTGGTATTTGAGAATTGTTTTTCAATAATTGAAGTTGTAAATCCAGATATATTAGAAGATAATTGGATTGCATATCCATCAATAGGAGGTCTTGCAATTACAGACTCTTTTGGCGTTACATAACGAACTTTATGAACAGTATCAACAGAATTTCTCTTTTCTACAGTTCTTGTAAAGAACGTTCTTGGTGTTCCTTGCCCCAAGACAGAAACTCCATCCGTAATAATTTTATCATATAGATCATTTTGTGTGGATGCAGTGGATACATTTACATACCACTGACCCACCAAGGAATCAAATTGCATTGGGTGACCAATTTCACCCGGTCTCTTATCAACAACTCTACTACGAATCTCTATTGTTCCCCCATTGGCATTGAATGTCAATGAATCATCATTTACGGAGTCATTTAAACTAGTTGCAAGTTTTATTTGTGTTGTGGAGGTAATTCCAGAACCATTAGTTATAGCATAGTATATCTTATTAGATCTTAATCCATCCGGAATTTGTCCAGTATTAGAATAAACACGAACACTCTCCCCATTTACAAATTGATGAGGTCTCTTTAATGTTACAACATTACTAGAAATACTATTGATTCCTACAGGACTTCTATTAACAACTGAAATTTTTTCTGAAATACACTTGTTATCATCATAAGATGTCACTGGCATGACAATACTAGCAGAGAACTCACTAGACACACCTGAAGATGCTAATAGAGTTTTGATCTTATCTGATCTATTAGCGCCAAATGAGTATCCTTGAAGAACGTTTTCTGGAGGAATATCAAGGTTAGAAGAATTAAGAAGATAGAGTCTGCCAGTAGAAGCAACTCCAACAGTTCTTGATACATCAATTGGAGAAAACTCAATATTTACTTTTTTATTTGGATCAATAAATCTCGGTGGAATGACATGTGTAATATAACCAGCATCATCCTGAGGGAATGAAGTGTCCCTAAATCCTCTAGAGATTAAAGCTTTTGCACCAAAATTTGAGTTTGAATTGGTAACACTTTGATCTCCTCCAGTTTCAGCAACGAAGTGTTCTGCATATCCAATAGCAAAGATTGAGACTAATTGAAGAATTGAATTATTGGAGCATTTAATGTGGAAGTTTGTATACTCTGGTTTATATACTGCGCTAGAATTTGTATGAATATTTTCATTGCCTGCAATGTTTCCATCTTCATAAAGACCAGTTGAACTATTATACTTTACAAAGGCGTTATCATCTCTTTGGAGACCAATTCCCGTGAATTGAGCCACAACCATAGATTTAAATCCAGATGCCTTATTGCCGTCAGCATGGAGACCACACATACCAAAAACAGATCTCAAAGATATGTTAAAGATATATGGTGATGCAGAAGTAACAGTGTCAACAGAGATATTCAGAGTTGCGCCTGGAACACTTGGAAGAGCATCTCCTGGAGGGGATTGAACTTGGTATACAACTTCTCTGGCATTATTAACTTCTTTAATAACATACTGCCCATCATATCCAACAGAACCAACACCATCAATTCTAATTGGCGTATCAACATCTAGACCTGGAAGATCCTGAGATAGACGAACCGTAATTAAATTATTTGCAATGATACCATCACCAGATCTAATACTTGTAATTCCAACTTCATCACCAGTTGAACCTACAATTCTATATTCGTCAACTTTTGCCTGAATATCAACAATAGATGATGGAGGATAATCTGGAGAAATCTCACGACCACTCGTTGGTCCATATGCCATACCAACTTTTTCATAGTATAAATCAAGATCAGTTCTAGTTGTACTATATGTGAGGAAAGTATCATTAATATCTACAGAATTTACTCCGTCTGCATACTCAAAACAAGTGAGTTTATGGTGAGAATAATTTGGAATAAAAGAGTTTGATGCATAATCACCATAAACATTTCTATTTGGATCACCATCAAATAATGAGAACTGCCACAGATAAGTTGTTCCGGTTAATCTAAAAATAGCAGATCTGTCAATGTTAGCATTATCTGCTCTAGGAACGTATAGTGGTCTAATTCTAGTTTTTCTTAGATCATATCCAACGATTGAAGTTCCTCTTGGGATGATGATTCCACCATGAATACTATTAAACTTATAGAGAATATTATTTCTTGAGTTTAAATCAAAATTACTCGTCAGATCAAGTTCTAGTGACTCAATAACTTCTGCACCAGATCTATCGTAAAATTTGTTAGCACCAATGGGAATAAGACCAGGGCGATTGTCTACAAAGTGATCACCTGGATATACAAATATTGTTGTTTTACTAAATCTATCGTTATCTTTTCCACCTTGATACGAGAACCTTGCAGATTCAAGAAGAGCTCTTTGTATGGTTTTGAAGGGTTTTGCTAAAGAGTTTCCTTGATTCTCTATACTATCTGTAGAATCACGATCATTGGGATTTACGTAGAGAATTACTCCACGATTATTTTTTAGAAAATTATCCAGTCTGCTAAGACCCATGGTATTAAAGCACTATATTCCGTTGGATTATTTATCAGATATAATCCCCCCGAGTATTTTATTCTTTAGGATCTAGAATGTACTCTACAGTGTTTGCAACATCATTCATAGCATCTCTCAACATAGGTTGTTGACCTGAGTGTTGTTCAAGTTTGGTGACACCATTTTTCCATTCCTCGGTGAGAGTCCACCTCCACTGCTCCATACTTCTTGAATACCAAAGATTAATTTTCATTGAACCATTTTTGAATGTTTAGGTTTTTAAAGCCAATTAACAGACTTGAACTGTTGACCTGTTGTTTACAAAACAACTGCTCTATCCAACTGAGCTAAATTGGCAATTAGAACACTTTATAAAATTTACAAATTTAGTCTTCTGGTAAGAGTTCTGGATTTTCTAGTGCCATTTCAAAAAAACATGGATGACACTCTTCCATAATCAAGTAACCAGACGATAAGTATAAGTCTTCCATAGTATATGTCTTATGGTGTTTCTTAGCTAGATTAATTATATTTGGATCTTTTTCTACTTCTGGACTCAAGTGATCAAATGTAAATGCATATCCATTTATAGAATACATGACTACCGGAAGTATCTTTCCTTTAGCATCATATAGACAGTAGAATTTATCTATCGTATGTTGCATATATTACTTTTTGATTTTATTTAGTAGGAACGAAGAGACTTGAACTCTCACGACCATATGGTCAACAGATTTTAAGTCTGGTGCGTCTACCGATTCCGCCACATTCCCATTTATGAAAGATAGTTTTTAACCACCATCAACTTGACATCCAACTAGTGCTCCACCAACAATACCAAGAGGAATTGCCCACAATCTTCCTTCCTTACGGGAAAGTGCAGCACCTGCTCCACCACCAGCAATTCCACCTAAAATAGAACCTTCAATGCATGAATTGTCATCAGCGGGAACTGATCTACGGGTATGTTTATCAACCCGTACTTCGTGCCCATTAATATATGTTCGTCGTACACTTACGTTATCACAAGGAACCTTTATTCTCTCTTTGTATGATTTTACATAACCAGGATTATTCATGGTGCCTGGGACATAAGTTTCCCTATAGACCCTCTTATAGCACTTCTGCTCACGAGAATATCCACCCTGAGACTCATAGGGTGCTGCAAGTGCTGCAGCAGGTGTGAGAGCAATGATTGTGAAGAGAATGAGTTTCATGATTGATCAGTTGTAAGAATTACGTTTGTCTGTGACTAGAACATCAGAATATACAAGTTCATCTTGAAGAAAGTCTTTACATACGGAGAGAATATCCATAAAATCGTCAATGTCATTACATTCAACAACTTGTTCTGCCCCCTCACTTGAATAGAGGTAAAAACTACGAGAGCAAGTATCTACAACGCAGCGAGTAAGATACTCTTCATTATTGGATTGTACGTATAGATCTCTGTCTCGTTTGGACATGTGTTCTTTTCCTTCGGACACTCTTATAATAACACCAATAAACCCCTGGTGCAAGGGATTATGTGCCAGTTTATCAATCGGTAAACCCACCACCATCAAAGTCCCCGTCAACGTTAACGTTTGCAACGTTGTTGGTTATAGATGCTGTAACTCCAAGACCAGTAAAGTTAAGAGATGTGACAATACCGACAGGTATGTTTTCATCCTTGATGAGGATTGTACCACCTCCACCAACCGAACCTGCAGGGATAGAAACGGTGAAATTAAAAGATGATATAGCAGTATCCCCAAATATATTTTGTATAGATGCGGTTATTTCATATGATTTACCATTTTTGAGTTGTTGTAAATCAGATGTAGGAACTGAGACTATAGTACTATTATTTGATACTGCCTGAACATATGAAATGTTTGGGTTATTAGTTATAGCGATAGATACTGATTGTGTATTTTCAATACCTGATGTGCTGACCAATATAGATTGATTTGACAATTTTTCATCAGGAGACAATACTTCACCAAAACTAGGAAGTAATGTGATTTGTGGCATTACTGTAAAAATTTTAAATATTTGTTTCAATCATATTTATCTTCAATCATTCGGATAGAAAGATTATTGGTATTAATTCTCCTATTATTCTCTCTAATAGCATAACTTAGTGACCACTCAGCCAATTGTTCATTGGTTTTAGCATCCTTAATTGCACTGACACCTGTTGCTAATTCAGTAATTCTTGCACGTAAACCATTAATACGAGCCATTAGAGGATTTATTTGAGCACGAATACTGCAAATTTGATTTCTATTTGAATTATTTTTTTTATGGGCAGGAATATCACTTGGTCCAGTGATATTGTAGAAAAATCCCAAACTACCAGTATAATTTCTTATTCCATTAGACTCTTGATTAAAGAAAGAGACTGATGTCTTACCTATTCCAAGATTATTTCTATTTGTTGCTAGTGTTTGATACTCACCGGGTTCTAGAGGGTTAATTACACTAGAGTTTACAGTCTCTAAGTTTTCAAAATACCAAGCTCGCAATGTATCGGGATATATTGGTGCTCTAGTAATAGTAGATATTTTATCCTTATATGTAATCTTCTGTTGTTGAGGGTCAATGATATTGCCATTGAGATCTACACATTCAGTTATCTCAGGTCTGAGAGTATCGCCGCAAAGATAATATCTTCCTGCTTCTTCAACTTCTCCCCTATGCGCCTGAAAAGTTTCTACTGTATCTGGAGAAATAAAATTGTATACATCATAAGATGAAGTATTTGCACTAACTTTACATGAATACCAGTTAGTTCCGGTTTCATCATTAGGAACTTTTCCTTGGAAATTATATGAGCTAAATGGAGCTTCACTAGGCATATTTGAAGATGTAATACCTACGCTAGTAATTCCAGATATATTGTTATATGCTCTTTGAGAAATTTCTATAATTTCTCTCTTTATTTGATTAATCTCGTCTATCTTTTCAATAATTTCTTGATCAATCTCCAGACAAGTCTGTCTATATTGTGTGGGTAACGTCGCAGCTATGCTCACGGATTCGTTTAGTCTATCATTACTTAATCGTAAGTTCTTTACACTTTCATTGAATTCGTGAAGAACAAATATATCATGTGATCTAAAGTTTGGCATTTTTAATATGTAGTTACAGTTGTGACCATTGACTTGGATGAGTAGATCCCTGATGGTGATTGTGATATTCCGGTTTCAACGTAACTCTTACGTCTCCTGCAATAACGATTCTCTCACCAATTCTTTTTTCGTTCTTCTTAGTAAAGTGTAGAACATTACTTGGAAAGATGATTACAGATCCCTCATGAGGTGTAATCGTGTAAAAATTACAATTATATTTATTATAATTCAATAGGATATTATTGTCTCTTGCAACTTCAAACATACCAGACACAGATTCATTTCTATTGTTTGCTTGCTGCAGACAAAATTTGTCAGAAGAGTTATCAGTCTTTAAGTAATAAACAAAACTTAGATTTGCTTCATTATGAAAATGTGCCGGAATTGATGGAGTTTCATCATCTTTATGATATCCAACCCAAGACTTAGTGATGTGGTAGTCTAGTTTTCTAAAGTCAACACCAATATTTTGATGATAAAAATCTAATGATGTTTTAAGATCATCAAAGAAAAACTTATATTGATGATCTCTATGTAAAAATATTTTTCCAGAACACTCCGGACTCTCATTTTTATATCCATCAAACCAATATTCTTTAACGTCATCTAGATGCTCGTCCTTGAACTGTTGATGACAATCTATGTTGTTTTGATAGATTACTAGAGGAAAGATCTCATGAACCTTATTCATCAATCACTATTAACGATGTACTGATCATTATCGCCCGGATAATCATCTTCCGTCAAGCCCTGGTACTCTGAAATATTTTTACTTACATCCTTTCTCTCACCATAGACAACATAACTACAATTAATTGCATCACCTGATCTATTCTTTACAATGATGTTTTGACTACCCTCAATCTTCTCAACAAATAACTCTTGATAACATCCAATTGGAGTAAGACTGACTCCAATGGTATTAGCATTTACAAGTTCATTCCAATAATCTGGCAGTTTAATTACTGTACTATCTTTTAACTTACCTCTATAGTAAACCTCTGCTTCTGGACCCTCAAGACAAACATATCTCAATCTATGATTTTCTTTTGTTGGGTGTGGAATGTCAAATGATTTTTTAGATCCTGCAAGGGCACTATTTTTATTAATTCTAGATGCAACATCACCACACCCAGCAACATTAAGTGATGATGAACAAACAACAGAACCTCCACAAAAGACACTTCTTGTTGCAAATATATTACCATCAATATTAATGTCTCCATTAAAGAAAGTTTGAGATACATTTGCTACAAGAGAACCGAGTGGACCAACATTAGACTCTAGAATAATGTTATTTACATCATTACCGTTTGCGTGGAACCAGGCATATCTTCCCCTATTCTTATAGAATAAGATGCCAATGTCGGTAACGTTAAATTCTGGACCTTCTGTCGGAAGTTGTTTATACCAATTTGGTTCACTATCATCAAAAGTAAAGTTACCATTACTAGGTCCAGTGAATGTTCCGTAATTCTTAAAATCAAATAAATCTGCCATTGATTAATTCTCCTCGTATTCTCCAGTGTCGTTTACTTCTACTTCTAATTTATCAACATCTTTCCTTTCTGCAAAGATGTGATAGTAACAATCAATCGGCATATTTCCTTTTGATTGCAGATGAACCTGATTTTGACCAACTCTCTTGATAATAATATCTTGATGAGCACCAATTGGCGTTAATGATACTGTAATACTTGTTTCATGTACAAGTCCTGTCCAATAATCTGGAAGATTTATAACATTTCTTCCAGTAAGTCTACCTCTTATATACACAGAGACTTCTGGACCCTCTAAACACGAATACACCAACCTTTTATTTTCTTTTGTTGGGTGGGGAATATTAAAGTTTTTAATCGATGCACATAAGATCTTTGTGTAAATGATCTTAGCCTTAATTAAAGGTACAGAAAGTAAAACATCAACTTTTAGATATCCTTTTATTCTAGCAAAAGCTGTGACAATCAAAGAATAAAATGGAGTTGGTTTCATATCGGGGTTGGTTGTCGGAGCAACCATTAATGTCCCCAAATCTGTCGGAACAGGAGAAGTATATATTGAAGGTTGCCCCACAATCTCAGGACCTTCTACATATGAAGTACCTCTTACGGTGAGTGGACCTCTACCAAAAATCTCAGGATTACCAACACCAACAAAAGACTGCCTCCCTACGGAAATATCATCAAATTCCATTATTTGAATGCCTCTTCAACGATTTCTTTTGTACTCTTACCACCATATTTAGATGGAATGTTTGCAGATCCTCCAGTAGCACACTTTGTAAATCCAGAGTACATCTGCATTGATGTTCTACATACGATTTGACCTACACCAGAAGAAATAAATTTCCAGGCAACTTCTGCGTCAATAGTAACTTTTTTGGAGTTTAATTTAATTTCTTCGTTTGCAGTTATATTGCAAGTTCCTTTTGAATTATTACTACCACTGGCAATAATTTCTATGTTTCTACCTTCAAAACGAATATCACCATCCTCTGCTCTAAAAACAATGTCCCCAGATTTTGCAATAACCATGAATGAATTTTCAGATCCAGGACCCTGAGCAAATTCACCACAGGTAATATTAAAAGATCCTGGACAACGTGATACTGTCCATCCCTCTCTGGGACCATCTTTATCTAGAGTAAGGTAATGACCTTCATAGGATCCTTGAAGTTTTACATCCGAAGTTACCTCTCCAGAAACTTTAGAAACTCCACACTCGAGTGAACCAAATTTTATTGCTCCGTCACTGTTACCATATTCAACTGTATAAAAATTTTCCTTTTCGCTCATGTTACTTGACCTACGCAGTCTATTACTTGGACAACAGGTGTTCCTTCTGGAATAGTAATTGAGTCTTCAATATCTTCACCTACTCTAATGACTTCAAATACTGGTAGCAACTTAGCGTTAATTCCTGCATCTGAGTCAATAAAGACATTTGGAAGTTCAGTAAACCCAATTCCACCATCAACGACTTTAACATCGGTGACTCTACCAAACTTATCAAAGATTGGTTCAAACGAAGCTCCCCCGGAATTTGGGAAAACTTTTATTTGATCACCCTCATTATAATTTATTCCTTGCTTTAACACAAGTACATCCTTTATTCTAAGAACTGTTGGATATTGCCCCAATCCATTAGAAAACTCATCTCCAGTAGATACGAAAGTTCCAAGAGTTATTGGTTGACCATTTTGACCACCTACTTTAATTGTGGTGCCACCAACACTATCAGTATTGAGGTTTTCACTAGCAGACACTAAATCAATTCCACCGAAAATTATATTAGATCCTCCACTACCACCAGAAGATACGATATTACCATCAAGTAAAACGGTTTCTGTTCCGGTAGAACCAGCAAAAATTTGCTCTCCACCATTTCCACCAATGAATACTGGTGTTCCTCCACTTGTTGTTAGTGCTGATCCTCCAATCACAACAGGAATACCACCAGTAGAACCTGCAATCAAAGGTAATCCAATTAAATCATTGATTGGTTCTGGAGTTGTAAACCCACCACTAGAACCAGGACCGACCAAAACAGGAACTTTTGGACCTTTTCCAGTCAAAGTTGCAACCACATTTCCTAAATCATCTGTTACCTGCGAAGTTGTATTCAGAGGCATATAAACTTCATCACCCTCTACTAATGTTAAGTTGGTATTTGGGGGATATGCATTGAATCCATAATCTAAAAGACCACTGTAATCACCTGGTTCTAGAATATTGGTAAATGTTCCCACCGTTAAGGTATCGGTAATTTGATTGGGAAGATCCAATACATCAGGAACTTCAACTGGATAAGGTAAAGCAGTTTTTGCTGGAATTGTAGTTCCTGTAGGAATTTTATTGAAATAATCAACTGTAATATCTTCAGTCAATACCTGACCAGTTTCAAAAGTTTGTGGACTTGGACTAGATGTGTTTACAACAATTGGAGTTATTATCTCTGTACCAGATTCAATAACTGTTCCATTTGGTACTTTTCCACCTTCATATAAAGTATAATCTTGTTCCAACTCGGTTCCCTTTGGAATTACTGGTCCTGGGGCAGGGTGTTTAACAATTGTATCGTTAGGTCCACTGAAGACTGTTCCAGAAGAAGTTACTGTTGTTCCATTTGATGATGGAATATAACCAGACCCAGATTCTTTTACAACAACTGAATCAACTTTACCATTTTTTACGATTGGTATGATTACAGATCCACCACCAATAACTTCAGTTCCCTCTGTTGATGTTTGACCAATCTTAGGAGTTGATTTATAACCTTCTCCAGGATCTACAACATCAAGACCTATAACACTGCCCGTTTTTTTATCAATAATTGGATTAAATTTTGCAGGTTTATCTGGGTTTCCACCAAATGAAACAAATGATGGTACTCCCGCAAGAATAGGACCAACGTCACAATCTCCAGTTGCTCCTAAACCAGCGTTAGAAATAATATCACTCAATGAACCAGAAAGAGGATCTTGAATGTTTATACCACCCCAAGGACTCCACTCTCTTATCTGTGGTGGTTCTGCTTTAGGATCGCAGAATGGAAATTGTAAAATACCCGCTATTGTCCCAGCAAGATCGCCACCAACACCACTAAGTCCTGATGCAACATTAGATACTGCCTCAATTGGAGCCATAACATCACCAAGTGCTCCAGACACTGAATCTAGTGCCTTTGACAAGACCTTTCCTGCCATTTTTTCAGCAGCACATATTGGGGCACTAACAGAATTTTGAAGAAATCCTTTAAGAGCACTTTCAACTAATGCAACAAGACCATCAATAATTTTGTTTATAATACAAGCGAGAGTATCTGACGCTTTATTTGATACTTCATTTAGTATAGGTCTTTCATTTGGCATTAACAAATCAATTGTATTTTTCAGGACTTCATCCTTTGCCTTTAAAATTGCGCCACGAATTTTTGAGATAATTACTTTTATAAAACTAGCAATCATCTGAGTTGCCTTATTAACCTCCGACTGTAATACCGCATTTGAAGCAACTGATGCTCCAAAAAAACTACTTTGTGCAGATTTTACTCTATTAACAACTGCCATCAATGTCTTCATGACAATTTGAATTGAGATAGTTTCACTATCTTCTTCTTTCTCTGCAACATTAAGAGAAGTAGATTCATTACCGGCATACGCTTGCATTGGATCTGCGATAGAACCAATGTTTGCAGAAGATCCTTCTCTAATAGGTTTTCCGCTACCCTGTGATTTTAAGTGCTGATCTTTAGCTGCGACAGGAACTTCTCCAGATAAACCTGCAGAAGATGTTCTTGCCTTAAATCCATCTTGAGGATCTTTTCCCTCTAATTCAGTATTGTCATTATTACCCAAAACACCCAAGATTATTGGTTGTTGAGCATCCAAACCATCTTTATAGAATCCAAGAACAAAGTTTCCTTGACGAATATTGGGTGATTGTTTGGATCCACCACCACCAGATCCTGCAGTTACTGGATAAAGAACCTCTGCCATCGGAAGTTCTTCATCAGTAACTTCGGTCTGTTTATCTTTTGACTGGTTACCAAAAATTCTCACCTTATACCGATAACCCCAACCTTTAGTATCTTTAGGGTCTTCATGCAACTTAGGATTGATATTATCTCTCCAGGTAGAATCATCAACAACTTGTCCAAGCCACCAGTAAAAACTACTCGTTCCTAGGGATTGTTCTTCAAGGAGTTTACTCATTAGTCCTCGTAAATTCTACATTCGTCTGCTTCTGGTTCCATTTCACAGAAGAGTTCTAATGGTGATGGATCGTGATGATCCCCTGCCTCAATATCTTCTTTATGATTCTCGGCATAAACTTCAAGTTCATGAAGTTCACCTTCAATGTGACGACGTTGTTGTGGAGAGATGGTAGGATCGTCAAGGATCTTCTTATCTGTCTCGATGTGTGTTTCTATGTTTTTCATTTGTTACCTATCGTAGGAATCTCTTACAAGAATTAGTTTACTCACCGATCTTTTCGGTGTCAACTTATGACATAACTCTGATATCATATATAGTCCACTATTTGCCTCTTCTGGATTTGGGACCTTTTGGTTTGATGAAGAAACCTCTGGAACATCCACAAATACTATGTCTCCAACATTCACTCCCGTCTCTGCAGGAATTGTAATTTCCATTTGAATAGTAAATGCCTGTTGGTATCTCATTGTTGCTTGAGCAGCAATGTCAGGTAATTGTAGATTTTCCTCTGCCGATTTATCTAACTGTTTTTTTAGATCTGATCCCTCTGGAAGAGTGCCAATATCCTTCATGTATGTAAAGTAACGTGAAGGTTCACTAATAAATTTGGAGTTAACATAATCAGTTATGTTGGTTTTTCCTGGATTTTTGATACCACCTTCTTGATCACTAAATGAAAAATTATTCTCATCATAGGTTTGTTCTTGGGGATTAAAATCAAACTTCTCTGTATTATATGATCCAGTAG